GATCAATCTTTACTTTGATTGTACGAGTACGTTTAGACTCAACCCAAATACAAAATTTGTGAAGCCATGATTCTTTATCTTCACCGCCTGATAACCAAGTGCCGAAATTATGTACCCAATCGGGTTTATGTTTGAATCCATATTCATCTGTTTCTTTTTTGGCCCAAAAGCAAAGAGCCTCGGCGATTTGGTAGGGGCCGATAAAATTCTTATACTTTCCAATTTTGACTTTCATTTTATTTCCAAATGTAATAGATGATAGCAGAAATTATAATAATACTACAGGTAATTTTGGCAAACCATTGACCGAATGATATATCTCTTTTTATGTTTTTATCGTCTATATCATACTCAATCATTATTTTACTCCAAAATGTTTACAAAGTGCCATAGAACTAGAATTATCTACTATCCATTTACTAGATTCTAGTACAATCAACTCAGATGTACGATATTGAATCTCTTTAATCTTATCATATCCTAATGATACCCAAGTATTAGGAACCAATTCATCTAGCACTTGTCCTGCAATTTGTTTAGTCTTTTCGTTCATAACCTTTCATCCATTGAAGTAGAACATCTTTGGCTTCATGCCTACTTAGTCCAAATTCTTCCATTAGGTATGGAGTAGCACCAAACATATTGGTGACCCCACTCTGCCGTAGTTCTTCCAAATAATCAAAGTAATCGCTCATAATTAAACCTCAAAGTATTGTAATTTAAAATCTTCTGCTTGTTGTTCATGACCTTTATAACCACGAGGATTACAAACAACACGAGTTTCACCAATCACATAATCAAAGTTATGGTGTGTATGTCCGTGTGTCCAAACCTTGATCTGTGGACGATCCAACATAAACTGATACAAGTGAGAACTGTAACCACCATTCATAAGTGTATCATGTTCATATTGTGGTTTGGTACTCAATTTACTAGGTGCGTGATGACCAACAACAACAAACTTTTCAGTTGGTCTATTATCTACTACCGCCATGATATAGTCAAGCATTTTATCATGTTCTACAATTGCATCAAGCGGAGAAAATGTAGAAGGACGTTCCTTGAATTCAACAGTACCATCTTCAGCAATTGCTTTGTATGATACCATAGTGTTACTGTTTTTGATTAAACGAAAATCATTCATCGCACGGGAAATATGACGTATGGTTAAATCGTCATTACCGTTCATATCAGTCCACAATGTACCACCAACGAAAGTCACTTCATTAAGTACAAATGATTCTTTCTCCAATACATGAAAGTTTGTAAGATCAGACACCGCATCTTTTAACAATTGTGTAGTTGTGGAAATATCACCGTGATACGATTCGTGATTACCGGCAATCATAACAACATTGGGAAATTCCAATGAACAACGTTTGAAAAAATCACGAAAACGTTCACCTTGATGTGAATCGGCAAATGGCAATTCTTTAGCAACACAGATATCACCAGAAAGAATCAGCACATCGGCATTTTCATCATTTTTCAAAACCAGATCAGCGAATTCAAGGTGAAGGTCTGAACAAACTGCAATTTTCATAATATTTTCCTATAATTAATCTATATATTATTATAACATACAACCAGATTTAGGTCAACCATTTTGTTGTATAAAAACAACACTTTTACAAGTATCTTCCTAGTTCCTGACGCATGGAATCGAGGGAGGAGAACTTCTGATCCTTAAAGTATATCTGCCTAGGTCCGTATACGAATATGTCTCCTATGGTCGTTTCCATACGATACCGAGTCTTATTCTTGCTATCGGTTTCTCTGGTTTTACAATGCCAATCCTTAATTAGACCACAGAAAAACAGAGTTTCCCTTAGATCATCAGATACCAATTTGCGAATATATCCAGCGTTCATTTCTTACTCCTAAATTTACGTTTCACTTTGTCAATAACAGACAAAACTAAAATAAACAAACCAAGCAATAACATCAACCCTAAAAAAATTGCACCGATTATGTCGTTTACTGTGTAGATAAACATTATTCTACCTTTTCGTAAGTTAATTCAAAAATATCAGGTTTACATGGGTAATGTTCGCCATGTACACCTGTAATAATCCAATCTCCAGGGGTAACTCGCATAAATCCCTCTAACGTATGAATTCCATAATAACTATCGTAAGGGTGTCCAACCGGATCAGGCACTACGTTAGGATGGTCACCGTTCTTAAACCATTGTATTGATTCAATCACTACAGGTTTCTTTCTGAATTTCATTCTTCAACTCCGAAAAATGTGTTGCATATCTAAATCTTCTACAATCGTATCAACAATCACATGAAATGTTTCATCCAAATTCCACTGATTATCAATCGCAGTATCATGTAGGCTCAGGGTTGAGTCAATACATTTCCTCACAATCAACTCGGCGAACTTTTCCAGTCTTTCTGCAATGCCTGCTGGATAGTAAGTTGGTATCCCAGCCTGTTCGGCCAATTCTTTAATTCGTTCGTTCATATCAATGCCATGTCCTATGTCGTTCTGCAATGTGTTCAACACCATCATAGTCGGAAACATACCAATCCACACCATCAGGAATTTCTACGATCTTTAGTTTGGCAGCCCATCCAAATGAAGCATCACCCATTTCTTCCACCACTTGAATCAGAGCAGGATCAGTACGATCAAAATCATGAGCCTCAAAATAACTTTCATCGTTTATTTGATCAACATAGAAAGTAATTCCATATTCATTGGTTTCTTCTACCAAAGTAATGCCTTTGAGTTCGGCATAACGGCGAATTGCGTCATCAGATAAACCGAACCCACCCCAATCAGTATTAATCACAACTTTCATATTATTCCTCAATAATTAATTTACCAATACCACAGTATTCTTCAATAGCAAATCTTAATTGTTTATCTGATACTTTAGGTGCAACAAACATATAATCTAAATGCTCAGGTACGCCTTTGTCAGACAATCGGTTATTCAGATACACAATGGCACTCTTGGCATCTTTAAAAGTCTTAGAGTGTTCAAAGTTAAACAGGTTTGGTTTGGCAATATAGTTCATAATAAATCCTATGTGAAAAAGGTATCAACAATTCGAGGATTCTTGAGTAACATTTTAGATGTATCAAGAGGAAACACTTCAGCTTTTAACACGGCACCCGGAATACGATCATCATATTCTCCATTATAATCGCCTTGTTCTTTTAACAACATCTGACAAACTTGTTCTCCATTTTCAGCCACAACAATCCATACACCACCGTATTCTGAACGAGGAAACGGACACCAGTAATTACCGACATATAAATTCATAATACTTCTGCCTTTTTAAGTTTACCTGTTTCGCCATCAAAAGTCAGGCGTAAATTGGATGGTAGATATTTTGACACATATACTTGCACAAAATCCACAGAATCCGAATACGTTGCTTCAATAATAATATTTCGCACAACATCAGGCTTTGGATCAGGCTTGATGCGGTACTCCCTGTTTAAACACCAAAGGGGTTTTTCTCTATCGTCCCATGTCAAATTAAAAGCTTTAACTTGAATCTGTTTACCTTCCGCCCACGCAACGATCATGTCGTAGTGTTTGTGTTTCATTCACTCACCTCCAAAATATTTAATAACTTCAGTTAATGTAACAATCATTCTGGCATTTTTACCCACATCTTCAGGATGCATCCAATAACCATCTGGATTTTCATCTGTTCGTGGATCTTCTTTAAAATGTTTCAATTCTTTCTTTAGATACTTACGTTGCCATTTCAAAGTTTTCAACGTAATAGCATCTGCCACTTCATAAGGTATTTTCATTTTACCGCCATCATATAAAGACCAATGTTAGAGGAAGCGTAACCGGAATAGATAATGAACATTGCAAGATTACCTTTGAGTCCTTGCTCAACAGCAATGTAACCATAAATCAAACCAGTAACAATAATCAACCACGCACTCATTTTCCATCTCCATGTAATAACATCATCGCATCAAGTAAACAATCATCAACGGGATCATGTTTAGTAATGTTTAAAAAAGAATCAAACCCCGGATAATTTACATTACAATAACCGGTGGTTGTGTTGTACATAAAATCAATAGCCGTTCTTATATCTCGCCAACGTGCAAAATGAAATACAGGTTCAATACCTAATTGTTCTTCAACCGAATCTAATACCAATTGATCTAGATTACCACGGGCAAATACCCACGATTTAGATTCTCTGAATTGACTAGCCCAAGACCTCATCAATTCAATACCATCTTCCAACTTTACATCATCAGGTGCAGGTTTAAATGATTTGATTCTAACATTCAGACATTGTTTCTTCCACCATTCTAATGATGACATGGTGAATGTACGTTTCAATCTTTTACGTTGATCTATGGCATCGAATTTAACAAAGAATGATGTATCTTTCATGTATTGAAATGATGATTTAGTTTCATCTGAAAAATGGACACACGCCATTGATAAAATTACAGCATTCGATTCTTTACCTAAAGTTTCCACATCAAAAACAAACATTTATTTTCCTTCACCGGTCTTGTAGAATCTTCATCATCTGTGCATGAAGCACAAAGTTTTCAACCAACAACTTAGTAATCGTTGCCATCATCACCATCTTTTCATTGATACCATCAACACGCATAAGTTCTAATACATTTGATGCCATCATTTTCCATAATGTATCTTCATCAACTAACAACATTCCAAAATCAATGGGATCTTCCAAGTCAACTTCTTTGGCAAGATCAGCAATTAGATTAACAATTTCTTCTGTAGTCATCACATACTTCCATTGAATGCATTAACTGCCCATATAAAAAAACTAAAAGGTAATATAATGATAAACAAGGTGAGTAATGTAAAAACAATTTTCATGATAACACACTCACACCAATAAAAATAAATGCAGCGAGAGTTCCCATTTCAGCAATGAACATTGCCGATAGAACTAACCAATCTTTAATCGAACTAAATGGATATTTCATAGAAAAATCTCAGCAAGTAAAGTTAGAAAAAGACCAACGGTCAAACCTGCAATTGTACCATACAATGAATTAGTAATAAGATAACCAACACAGGCACAGAATGATAACCAAACGAAACCGGTTAAGTTAACTTTCATTCATCTTCTCCTAATGACCACTCGATTGATGTAACCGAATCCCAACGAAATGAACGCCAACCATTGGATTCAATATCATACACAGGCAAAGCATCATCTGAAAATGTACGGTTAACTTTAACTTGTACAATACTTTCGGATGTAACTTTTTGTGGTATAATATCTTCTTTGAGTGTACATTTCATCTTACGCTCTGTACCATCTTTCTTGGTGAATGTAACATCAACCACATAGTTGCGTAAGATATCTTTAAATTGATCCTTTTCTTCCTGATCAGGGAATAAACCAGGTTTTGTTTCTGTAAATGATAACATAATAACTCCTCACGGTAAAAAAACATATTGAAGTACACTCCTGATCCTGTTCGATAAAACAGAATGTTGGCTAGCCTACCTGAAATGTACTTCAATATGGTGGGTATATTTCAACCCACTTAATGTTAGGCAGTTAATACTTCAGATTCTACTGTTTCAACCACAGGTTCTACAGACTTAACAACAGGTGTTTGAACTACAATAGGTTTGGTATTCTGATATACAGCCCGATTGTAACGACCAGTAGTATCAAAGTCTTGTGGGTTCATCAATTGGTAGGCAGTCACGGAACGACCAGACTTGTGTACTTTGATAACACCGCCATCTAACCGAATATTATAGATATTGGTTGATAGTCGATACAATACAGCTTCTTGGTCTGTGCCTTTGAATACGTCAGCAATCTCAGCAGGTGTAACAGGTTTGCCAGACAGCAATGTTACGGTGATTTTCTCATGGCGATTTTGTTTTCCAGTACGAATCATAATATAATTTCCTAATCAAGTTAATATAATGTAAATCTAAGGGGCTACATACTCATTATAATGGATGGTAGACCCCTTGGCAACCATCCGTATTCAAATATACCAGACTTAGAATGGTACTTCTTCATTCTTCAAGACTTCCATGGCAGCCACTGCAATTGGATCAACCGGATTGATTGAACCGTCCACTTTACTGTACAAATCAAGGAATGCCAGTTTAGTTTCGGTATCAAAACGATTCACACACAACTCAATTGCTTTCTTACGATCTTTGAAGATACCATATGCTTTTGCAATGTGTACCAAACGGCGAGTGGAGATAATCTCATCGGTTGCACCTTGAAAGTAAGATTGCCGAACCACATCTGCCCATTGAATAAGATTCTCAACAAATTCTTTATCTTCAATCAGGGGAGTAAGGATCTTTTTCTCTGTCTTAGTATCAGGATATTCCTGTTCAACTGTAATCGGAAAACGTTCGAGAAACGCATCGTCAAGAATTTGCGATAAGTATTTGCCTTCATCAGATCCACGTCCTTTAGTGTTAGCCGTGGCAACCACATTAAAACCTTCAGCGGGAAATACCATTTCGCCGTTTTTCTTGTTGTAATATGGTTTGCCTTCTAGGATGCCTTGTAGACACATTAACTTATTTGAACCACGATCAACTTCATCAATCAGCAATACTGCGCCTTTCTTCATTGCCTGAATAACAGGACCATCACGATTGACCACGTTACCATTGACCAGAGTGGGACCACCGAGTAGATCAGATTCATCGGTTTCAATGGAAATGTTAACACGGATACATTCACGTTTAAGTTTGGCACATACTTGCTCAACCATCAAGGTCTTGCCGTTACCAGATAAACCGGTAACAAACACAGGATAGTATGCCTTAGAACTGATAATGTTAACCAAATCCTTGTAGAAACCAAATGGCACATAATCAGGGAAAACAGCAGGCACAGCAGAGTCAGATTCATCAATCAGTTTAGGTTGACGGAACGATAATACCTGTGATGTAAGGTCAACGGTCATAGGTTCTTGTTCGTTAGTAGTTAACACGGACTCAACGGGCGTTGGAGACGTTTTGGAGACGCCGGAAGTAGGCAGTTTATACTGTCCACGACCTGCACGATGTTCGGCTTTAGTGACAAGCCAGAACGGATAGGGGGCGCCTGATTCGGATACAACGTGATTAACACCATCACGGGTCAGAATTGCACCGACACCAAAGATTGCTTCGGCCGCATCAACAAACAACTTTGCATTTTTATTCATAATATTCATTCTCTAAAGTTGACATAACATCTAAAACCATTTCAACAGGCACATTCAATTTATTAGCAATAATCAACGGAGTATTTTCCGAATCATCTAACAAATCAACAATATCCTGATACAACTCTTTCATTTTACCCATAATCAAATCCTTGATAAATTAATAACACGACCTGGATAATCATTGTAACTAACTTTCACAGGTACATAAACAATCTTGCCGACTCGGCCTTTATCTTCCGAATCAGACCACGAATCCTTGATTACCGTAATCTTGAAGGCATTGTAACCATTTTCGTTTGTTTCACGTTCTACAATACCTTCAACAAAACAATCCTCACGACCAACCATTGGTTTGAAATCGTAGGAACGAATAACATCACCGATATTTACTTTCAACATAAAATCTCCTGATTGACTCAACAGATACCATTATACAGGTTTGGTAGAGAATGTCAACAACTATTT